TCAGATGGATTGTTAGGTACATTTATAGCACTTTTTAGATTAGCAGGTGGTATTCTTTTTGCATTTGCCTTCTTGTACCTTATTGTTGATGGCTTTGCAGGTGTGTTATTAGGATTTGTTTATTATGGTGTTGTTTCAATTATGAATTCAACGTTTTTGATAATCTTAAAAAACAAAATGTTTTTACGACCTAAAAGATAACAATCCACCCAAATCACCCAAATCACCCAACAAACCGCAACACCACATCATAAACACTAGCCCTATCAAACAACGATAGGGCTTTTTTTATGGCACGTGCACCAATTAGAACACCGGGCAAAGCAGCCACGGCGGAAGAAACCACCACAACCGCCACTGAAACAGAAGTGACTAGTACAGCTAGTACACCAGTTCAGCTGGTGAACCAGTCTGAGCAAGAGCAGACGGCAGCCACGGCGGAAGCTCCAAGCTACGAAGATCTGCAAGCTCAGATCAACGAAATGAAGCAGCTTCTAGCATCCCAAAATCAAAATCCATCTAGTGCAGTAAGTGAACCAGTAGCACAGCATGTACGTACACGTGATGTTATTGGCCCTCATGGTTGGACGAAGGAGGTTATCTGATGGGAGGTAAACCTAAGATCGTTCAGCAAGATCCCGAAGCTGACGCACGTAAAGCTGCAGAAGAAGCTGCAATTAAAACCAATGCTAAAACAGCACAGCGTAATAAAAACCGCAGTCAATCAATGTTAGCGGGTGCTGATGCTCCACAGCAGAAAACAACTCTAGGCGGTGGCTAATGAAACCAGATCAGTTATGCAGTCGTCTTTCTCAGTTGAAGTCAGCACGTTCTACCTATGAAAGCCACTGGCGTGAATGTTATCAATTTGGTGCACCTGAACGTCAGCAGTCTTTCAGCGGTGGTGCGGTGATGGGTAAGGAGCGAGAAACTCAGCGTGCTGATCTGTTTGATTCCACGGCGGCAGAGTCAGTTCAATTGCTCGTTGCTTCAATTATGTCAGGTGTTACTCCATCAAATGCTTTGTGGTTTGAAGCTGTGCCAGATGGCATCGACGATCCTACAGATCTAAATGATGGTGAGCGTTGGCTAGAAGATGTTTGCAATTTCATATTCAGAAACATTCATGCAGCTAATTTTGACAGTGAGGCACCTGAAACCGTAACTGATGTAACTGTTGCGGGATGGGGTGTTTTATTTGTTGATATTGATCGTGATGCAGGTGGCGGCTATGTCTTTGAGTCTTGGGCAATAGGTGATTGCTTTATTGGATCTACTCGTGCCGATGGGATTGTAGACACAATTTACCGTGAACATCGCATGACTGCAGAAGCCATGATTAATGAGTATGGGGAGAACAATTGTCATACCTCAATTGTTGAGCTGGCCAGGCGTAATCCTAATGAGCTGGTCAAATTACTTCATGTGATTTGTCCACGTAAATCAAAAGGTGCGGGGCAACTGGCTTCTGATATGCCTTTTGCTGCTTATCACATCGACATTACAAATAAGCACATGGTTAAGGAGTCGGGTTATCACGAGTTTCCTTGTGCTGTACCTCGTATGCGTCGAATCCCTAACAGTCTGTATGGCAACGGCCAGATGTCTTATGCCTTGCCTGATGCCAAGTCTGCTAATCGTTTGATGAAAACAACACTTGAGTCTGCAGATCTGGCACTAGGTGGGATGTGGATTGCCGAAGATGATGGGGTGTTAAACCCACACACCATGAAGATATCTGCGCGCATGGTTATTGTTGCAAACTCTATTGATTCAATGAAACGCCTAGACGATGGAACAAACTTCCAAGTAGCTGAATATCTCCTTACAGGCCTGCAGGGCGGTATTCGTAAAAAGCTTATGGCTGATCAGTTGCCTCCGATCGGTACACAGCAAATGACAGCAACAGAAATCAATACACGTGTAGCACTTATTCGGCAGATGTTAGGTCCTGTTTATGGTCGTTTCCAAGCTGAATACCTAATCCCAATCCTTGACCGTTGTTTTGGCTTAGCGTTCCGATCTGGTGCATTAGGTGCACCACCAGAAGAACTTCAAGGTCGTAATCTTTCTTTTAGGTTCACATCACCTATGGCCCTTGCTCAACGTGCTGAGAAAGTCGCAGCTACAGAGCAATTCATTGCCAGTGTTGCAGCAGCTGCAGAAATTGAACCTACGATGTTAGACAACATCAACTTTGACGCTGCAGCACAAATTATGGGTACTGGTCGAGGTGTACCTGCTTCTGTGCTTCGTAGTGCTGATGAGATCCAACAACTACGTGCTGAACGCCAAAAGGCACAGGAAGCACAAGCAGAACAACAGCAGCAACAAGCCATGCAAGAAATGGCGGGACAGGCTATGGCCAAAGGTCTTGAGGGGCAAATGGCGCAACAAATGGGCGGAATGGATAGTGAGGTTATGCAGTGAGTGAGCAAGAGGAAGTTTTAGAAACAGGTAACTTTGCCAAGCGTAAACATGTCAGTAAAGCCACAGCAGAAACTTACCGCAATGTATTTGATCTCGATGTGAATGGACAACGCATCCTTGAGGATCTAGTGGGTCGTTTTTGCAAATCATCTTATGTACGTGGTGGCCATGATGCTGAGCGTGAGTCTTGCTTTCGAGCAGGGCAGGCCAGTGTAGTAAATCTTATTTTGACAAAGATCAATCAAGCGAATGATCCAAATTACAAACCAGAGGAATTAAACGATGAGTGATGAACTTAACCAGGAACAAAACCAAGATCAAAACAACCAAGGTGGTGAGCAAAATCAAAGTTTGCTTGGTGGTGGCCAAGATCAGCAAGGCGGTGAACAAGGCGATGGAGAGGGCAATCCAAATCAAGAGCAAGGGTCACAGTTAAACGGTGCACCTGAATCAATTGATGACTATGACGTTAATGTCGATGGTTTTGATTACGCAGAGTTTAAGGCCATTCCAGAGAACCAAGAGTTTTTAGAACGTGCACGTGCTGCAGGAATGGACAACAACAGTCTTAATTTCTTGCTAGGTGAATACAGCCAGTTAATTCCAAACCTTATGCAAGCTAATGCTGCTTTAGAAAATGAAGCATGTTTTGAGCACATGACTGATGTTTGGGGTGCTGATACCAGTGCTAACTTTGGCTATGCACAAGCTGCAGCAAACAACGCTATTCAAAATGGCATTTTAACCGCAGAAGAAGTGAATAGCCCTGAGTTTGGTAATAACCCACTGGTATTAAAGATGGCTGCATTTTATGGCCAACAACTCAACGAAGATGTACGCCCCAATAACACCCAACAAAGCGGAACTACTTCTGTTCAAGAATTAATGCAATCAGAGGCATATCTAAACGAAAGCCACCCTGACCATAAACAAACTTTTGCAACAGTCCAGCAATGGTATGCAAAAAATAACTAAGGAGCATTAATTAATGCCTATGCCGAATCAAAATCGTATCACTGCTGCATTTGTTCAGCAGTTCCATGACACGTATGAAATCGCAGCAATGCAGAATGAGTCACGTTTGCTGCGAACTGTTCATAATCGCGGGAAAATTACAGGTGAGTCATTCACTGTAAATGATATGGGCCAAGTGGAAATGAAGCCTGCGGGTGAACGCTTTGGTGACACTGAATGGACAATTCCAGATGTTGGTGTTCGTACGGCTTTAATGGCTGATTACGATCTATTTATGCCAATTGAAAACCGTGATATTCCAAAGCTTAAAGCGTTGCCTGCTGACAAATATATGAAAAATTTGATCAGTGCTAAAAACCGTCAGACAGATGATATTATTTATCAAGCTTTGATCGGTGGTGTGACTCGCACAACTGTTGATGATGCGGGTACTAAATCAGTGTCTGTGGTTCAATTGCCAGCAAAGCAAATTATTGCAGCTGACTTTGGTGCATCACTAAAAGAAAAAATCATCAAAGCAAAATCACTGTTCCGTGCAAACGAAGTAGATGAGCATAACGGTGAAACCATCTACATGCTTTATACATCGGACATGCTTGCTACGATCCTCGGTGATACAACGCTTACCAGTGCTGACTTTATGGCAGGGAAAATGCTACAGGAAGGGGGTGTGGGTGGTAAGTGGATGGGGGTTAACTGGATTCCTTACGAAAAGTTAAAGCAAGGTGCAACGGCTGGTACAAAACGTGCAGTGATGTACACCAATACTGCAGTGCATTTTGGTGATGCTGATATTACTGGCTTTGATATTTCAACTCGTCCAGACAAGAAAAATATCAAACAGGTGGGTGGTGTTCATTCATTCGGTGCAGCACGTGCCAATGAAGTGAAAGTGGTAGCAATCGACTTTACAGTTTAATTAGTCCTAGCCCTGCATTCGTGTGGGGCTTTTTCATATTGAATAAATTTATAGGTAAATAAAATGAGCAATACCGAAAAACAGATTGAGCAAGAGATCCAAGACAAAGGCTTAAATGCACCACGCTTAACACCTGATTATATTGATTCAATCATATTGAGTGAACATTATTTTATTGCTGGCGATGCTGTTGGCGCTTACTACAGCAAAGATATGCCAGAAGCATATAAAAAATCTGATGCGTTAGATACTTTGACTTTTTGTATTCTTGTTTTAAAAAATGGTTTTACTGTAACTGGTGAATCAGCATGTGCAAGTCCTGAAAACTTCGACAAGATCATTGGTCAGAAGATTGCCTATGATAATGCACGTAACAAAATTTGGCAGCTTGAAGGTTATTTACTGAAAGATAAATTACACAACGCTTAACACACAACAAATCGCACCTAAAGCCCTTGCATAGTTCCAGTAACATGCGAGGGCTTTTTTATGACAACCACTAAAATATCAATTTGCAACATGGCACTAAATCAAATTGGTGCTAAATCCATTCAATCCTTTGATGATCATACGGATAACGCACGTCGTTGCGCTGTGCTCTACGATCAGACACGTAAAGCGCTGCTACGTATGCATCCATGGTCATGCGCTAAGAAACGCACACAGCTTGCACCAGTGTCCACACACCCTGTTTTTGATTATGCACACGCATTTCGTTTGCCGAGTGATTTTGTGCGCCTATACAGCACAGGATCTACCAACTTCGAAATCGAAAATAATCATATTCTTTCTAATTTGAATGTGATTAATCTGACTTATATTTATGACAACAATAACGAAGACACTTGGGATTCACTACTTGTCGAGGCTATGACTTACTACATGGCACACAAACTAGGTAAAGCAATCACTGGTAGCAATGCTGAGTCTGATAGTGCATGGCAAAGCTTACAGATGCTGTTAAAGCAAGCACGTGCTATCAATGGTCAAGAACGACCAAGCCAAGATTTTAGTAGCAACTATGAATCATCATTGATTGGAGTGCGTTACTAATGGCCAAGACTACAATCATTAAAAATAACTTTAGTTCTGGTGAGCTTGCACCTGTCCTTAGTACACGTACAGACATTGCACAGTATGGAAATGGAGCAAAGCAGCTTAAAAATGTGATCCCACTTGTTGAGGGTGGAGTACGAAAAAGACCAGGTACTTTTTATCGATCGTTTATGTCTGGTGCACGTCGCTTAATCACCTTTGCCACTACGTCAAATAATTCGTTTTTACTGATCTTAAAACCTAAAGAAATCATCATTTATGATCCGCGTTTAAACAGTGTCATAGCTACACTTGAAACGCCTTATGACCTTGCTGATATTCAGGATGTTCAATATATCCATACTCGTTATGTGATGTATTTGACGCACCAGAATTATCCTGTGCAAATACTGCAGTGTTCAGAAGATTTCACGAACTGGAAATTCAGCGAAATGAAATTCGATGTGCCACCAATGGATGAGGTTATAACCACACCAAATGTGGCTCTTACTCCTAGTGGCAAAGATGTAGGTGAAACCATATCTTTATCAGCTTCAAGCTATCCAAACTGGAATGCAACAACTACATATTTTCAAGATGATCGAGTGATTCACTTAAACTCATTTTGGAAAGCTTTACGAGACAATATCAATTCACAACCAACTATTGAAAATAATGATTGGGAGTCTGTTACAGGCGATCAGGTAGATGCATTTAAGCCTGAACATGTTGGAGCTATTGTTCATATTAACGGTGGCTACGTGCGAGTGACTGAGTTTATAAGTTTTTGGCAACTAAAAGGCGAAGTCATTGTTGAATTAACTGCAGTGGTGCAAGCGATCGCTAAATCATGGGTTCTAAAAACTGCAGCATTTAATGCTGAATTAGGTTATCCAAAATGCGTATCGTATTTTAAACAGCGTCTTGTGTTTGGTAATACGAAGAAGTTCCCCAACAAGATCTGGTTTAGTGCAGTTGGTATTCCTACAAATTTTCTTGAAACCGCTGATGATGGTGATGCGTTTAGCGTTGTATCTTCTTCTGATCAATCCCACTCAATTGTTTTCCTTGTACCAACAAAAGGCCTTGTGGCTCTCACCAGTGGTGCAGAGTTCCTAATAGGCTCAGATGGTGTTCTAACACCAACAACAGTACAGATCGACGAACACACCTCATATGGCGCATATCCATTAACACGGCCTTGTCGAGTGGGCAATGAACTTTTGTTTGTTCAGCGTGGTGGTGAGCGTTTACGTGCACTGTCATATCGTTACGAGGTAGATGGACTCGTATCGCCAGAGGTAAGTGCTATCTCTCGCCATATTGGTAAAGACCATGGTGGTATTTTAGAAGCCACATATCAGCAAGAACCTGAATCATTAGTATGGCTTGTGCTTGGTGATGGCAAGGTGGCCAGCATTACATTTAACCGCGAGCAAGAAGTTGTTGCATGGGCACAGCATGACTTTGGATCTAAGGTAATTAGTATTTGTTCTGTTCCGAGTGAGTTAGGCAGTGACCTATGTTTTATGCTCATTCAACGTGGTGATGATATTTCTCTGGAACAGATCTCTTTTGAAGCTCATACAGACAGTGAGAGAACGATTAATTTAGATGCTGGCCAAGGTAGTTTTGATGCTAATCAAGTTTCTTTTTTAACTGACTTGGCCATATATAAAAAAGATGGCCAAAGCCAATACGAGCTTCAGTTTCAGCGTGATGACGATCAGGTGAAAATCTTAAACACACCGACCAATATTACTCAATCGATTAAGGTTGGCCAGAACTTTGAAATAACAGTAAAACTATTCCCACCTGAGCTTTCACAAGTACCGGGTACATCACTGCAGCATAAATCGAAAGTTAATCTTATTGCTTTCTATTTCAATAACACTCAAGCCCCGATATTTAATGGCCAGATACTCAACCTCTATAAATTCGATAACAATGTTTTTGGTGCACCTAAGCCGTTCACTGGTCGTCATTTAGAGCAGGAGGGTGACTGGTCAGACTTATATGATATTGAGCTAGTGATAACACACAACAAACCGTTGCCTTTTCACATGCAGGCTATCGCTATAGATATTTCAATTAACGAGCGATAGCCATGCAATTACGTGTAGCAAATGAAAACGATATTGCCGATCTAGTGGAAATGGGTCAGCAACTCATTACCGAAGCACCAAACTATTCAGAACGTCCATTTAATGCAGAAGCACTAAAGCAAAATCTGCAGTCTGTTTTAGATAGTACCGGCACAATTTTTATTGTTGTTTCTGGATCATGTGTGGTTGGTGGGATCGTCTGCCTAACAACTAAAGACTGGTTCAATGATGATCTGATTGCCTTTGAACAAGTCCTATATGTCAAGCCTGAGTACCGTGTAACAAGGGCGCCGTTGATGTTGATCGATGCGTTTGTTGAGTGGGCTAAGTCAATGAATGCTGATCGCATCCAATGCGGTACAACAACAGGAATACAAACAAAAGGCTGCTTGCGACTGTATAAGAAATTTGGTTTTCGTGAGCATGGTGTGGTCTTAGATATGGGGCTAAAAAATGACTGAGATTATTCAACCTGATAACACTGAATTGTTAGAGCACATCTTTAACACACTTCAAAATAAGACCTATATCGACACTGTGCGTGATGTACAGCGACAGATCCAAGACAATGCAGAGTTGATTGATGTGCCAGTGGTCCACCATTTTGCACCAGGTGTTTATATGCGTCAGATGGATGCAGCTGCAGGAACAATTGTAGTTAGCAAAATGCATCGTACTGAGCACATGAATATTTTGACCAAAGGTGCAATCACTGTGGCCACCGAAAATGGCATTGAGTTTTTACATGCACCAGTTGTTTTGAAATCTATGCCGGGAACCAAACGCGTTGGGTATTTTCATGAGGATAGTTCATGGATCACGGTACACCCAACCAATGAAACAGATCTAGATGCAATTGAGCAGCAAGTGATTGTACCTGAGCATGAGATTGATCAATTCCTTGCATCACTATCAAACCAAGTTAAGGAGATCGAATAATGTCATGGGCAGCAGTAGCAGCCGTTGCGGCAGCAGCTGGCGCGGCAATCGCAGGATATTCTAGCTATCAAGGCAATAAAACTGCAGCTAAACAAGCCGAAGCAGATGCGGACGCACAAGTAGCGCAGGGTCGACTAGAGGCTGAGCGTATTCGTAAAGAAAAAGAAAGAACTCAATCTGCAGCACGAGCAGCTGCAGCAGAAAACGGCCTTGATGTGAATGAAGGTGTTTCGCTGGTCATTAATGATGATATTGAACGTCGTGGCACATATGACGAAGAAATAGCAAAAGTCATGGGTTACAACGCATCACAACAATTACGCGGTGCGGCTAGTGTGCATCGATCCAACGCTAACGCGAGTGCAGCAGCAGGCGTGGCCAATGTTGCATCGTCAGCTTTTGGTTATAAGGCAAATCAAAATCTTAAAAACCAAGCAGATCAACCGTCAGCACTCAATGGCTACAGTCAAGGTGCTACTAAGCGAGGGTGGAAATAATGGCTAGAATTCCAGTTGGTAATTTTGGGCAAGCTGTACCACAAGCCCATCAAACGCAGTTACCACAAAATCAAAGTGGCCAGATTATTGGTAACGTGTTGCAAAGTGCAGGACAACAGGCGGGTCAGTATCTTGAGGCAAAAGATAAACTACAACGTGAGTCCGAAGTAGCAGCTAAACGCCTTGAACTCTATAACAATGAGCTTGATAAAAAAGAAGGTCAGCTTAAAGTTGATGCTGTTCTAACAACTAAGTTTAGTGACAAGACCACCGAGTTACGCAATCAAGTTGGTAATGGCACCTTGTCTGCAGCTGCAGCAAACACAGCATTAAAAACATGGTCTGATGAAAAATTTACTGAGTTGCGAACTCAATTACCCGGTCACGCTATGCCTGACTATCAGAACTATTGGGATGCTAATGTAAACAAGCAATCAGGATCATTCCTACCATTGCAGCTGAAAGCGACTGAGCAAAAAGATCGAGTGCTAAATGAAACAGCTTTAATAGCTACTTCTCGTATGTCTCGTGATGAAGGAAGAACCCGACTCAATGAGTACTTAGCAACGTCAGCTGTATCAGAAGCAGAGAAGCACCAAATTCGGTTGAGTTTTGAAATAGCGCAAGATCGAAAAGAAGTTGACTCAGGTGTACGATTAGCTGTTGAGGCAAAAGACATTGCAGCCTTACGTCAGATACAAGCATCCATTCCAGATAAGAAATTTCTCGATAGCAAGGCTGCAGAGTCATATAGCATGTCGATTTATCGTGAAATTGCTAGATTGGAAAACAATATTCAGATTGAAGAAAATAAACGTATTAATAAAGCTGGACAGGTATTCAATGAGTTCAAAAGCCAAGTATTAACGGGTGTTGCTTTGGGTGCTGAGCTGATTCAAAACACGGGTATGGCAGTAAAAGGAACTGAGCACGAGGCTGAATACAATTTCTATATTAAGCAATCTAAAGATTTTCAGAAATTTGCAAGCCTGAGTACCTCTGCGCAACTGAAAAGAATTAATGAAGCTAAGGCGTATCAAAAAAAACACCCATCAAATGATCCTGAATCTGATAATAAGATTTTAGCTACGTATGAAAATATCTATAACGAAAAGCTAAAAACTGCAAAAGAAAATCCAACACAAGCTTTGCGTCAGGCAGGCATTAATGTGCCCGATCTAAACCCAACAATGATTTCAGCTAATCCTGCAGCTGCAGCAAAAACTATTGCTGAAATTGGAGCATACCAAGTAGCACAACAGGATAAAGATCCCAACGCTACAATCAGTCCAATTGCGCCCGATATTCTCCCTGCAGCAAAAAAAGCATTCGATAATTCAGGTGTGAATGAAAAGCTTGCCTTCATTGGCAATATGGTTGAGGCGACTAAAAATACTAAGGGTGGCCAACAAGTTTGGAAAGAGACACTTAAGCAACTTGGCGGTGATGACCAATCATATGTAATGGCAGGTGTCGCTAAAATGCATGGGTTTAAGTCGGATAAGGGGCAAGATGTTGCAACCGCGATCATTGCGGGTAATCAGGCACTAAAAAATGAAGCACTTATAATGCCCAGCAAAGATTTATTAAAACAAAAATTTAATGCTTTCGTTGGTGGTAGTGCGACTGGTGAAACTGGAACAATGACCTTTGATGCCTATAGATCTATTTATGCTTATCTATCACAACGTGATAACCGTATTCACAAGGACAGCAAGGATATTGATAAAAATATATCAGAGTTGGCATTGGGTTTAGCAACTGGTGGTGTGTACACCCAAAACACTAGTTACGGTAGCACTTGGAAAGTATCAAAACCTTATGGGATGAGTGATTCAAGGTTTAAGGCCTCTTTAGAAAAAGGGTATGCAGAGGTCGCACATATTACAGGACACACGGTTGCTGAATTAAAAAATTGGCGATTATCTAGATCAGATAAGAAAACATCTAAAGGTGAGCTTTTATATGATCTGATTAATGAGCGTGGGAACCCTTTACTTGGCCCTAATGGTGGTGTGCAGCGCATTGTATTTACTGGAGTGACTAAGTAATGAGTAACTGGTTATCCGATCAAGTAAGTGACGAACAAAAAAAGATAGATGAGCTCACATCGAAAGGTATGGGTAAACCTACAGTAAAAGAAGATCCGAGCTTCTTCCAAGGTCTACCACGCTCATTGGCCACAGGCCCTTTAGCTGGAACAATTAAAGCCTATGAAGCAGTAAGGAAACCTATTTCAAGCCTTACTGACTATGTTGAATGGACAGTTGATGATTTTCGTAATGGTGGTTTGGATGGGCCAGTAAATTACGCTGTTGAAAAACGATTTTCTACTTTGCGTGATCAGCGCGAAAAAGAGCGTAATGATATATTCCTTGCTGAAATTGCACAGCTTGAAGATGCTGAAAACTCTGGCATGGGCGCACGTATTGGATTCGGAATAGGTGATTTTGCTGCGCGGGGCTTTTGGGGCGGCATAACTGGTGGTGTTGGTGGTGCTGTGACAGTTACTGGTGCTTCAGGAATGAACTATAGCTTTGAAAACCTAAAGAGCCAAGGAGTTGATAATAATACTGCTTTCAATGTTTCTTTAATTGATGGTGCGGTCGAAGGTATGTCAGCTGGTTTACCATTATCGTATGGTTTAAAGGGAACTCGTGGACTGATTAAAGATGGAATTCTTTCTGTTGGCGGTGCGACAGGTGTATCACTGGCAGGACAATATTCTAGCGGTCAAGTCCTTGAGGCTAACGACTACGCAAAGCAAGCCAAGAAATATGAAATCACTGGTGAATCAGTTGCCATTGAGGTTGGTTTAAATGCGTTAATGTTTGGTGCTGGTCGTTATGCTGCTCATGTAAGCAAAAGCGTTGATGCAGAGCTAAAAGATTTAAGTGTTGATGAGATTGAGGCACGTACCACTCAAATAGAATCAGGTCTTGTGCTTAATGAAATGGATGCTGAAAAAGCTTCATCACCAGTGAAAGCTACAGATCAAATCCAAGAAAATAACCATTTAATTAATTTAGACACTGCGACCAAACAAATGAAAGAGGGGCAGCCAGTTAGTGTAAAACAGGAAGTTAAAGGTGAGCCGAAAAAAACCACTGTGATGAATGCAGCACGTGTGGCCAGTTATACAAATAAACCATGGGCAAAGACTATTGCTCAAGAGGCGGAGAAACGAGGCATACCACCACTTGATGCAGTGATTATGTCGCATCTAGAAACAGGTGGAACTTTTGATCCAAACATTAAACCACCAGTAAACCCTAAAACAGGAAAGCGTCCATCTAGTGCTCTAGGTTTATATCAAACACTAGATGGTACTCATGGTGCAATGGGTGGAGGTAGTCGCTCAGATGGTAATAATCAAATTAAGGTTGGTCTTAATTACTATGAGCATAATGCTAAAATTTTTAAAGGTAAATTTGGCCGAAACCCAACTGGACTAGAAATCTACTTTATGCATTTCTTTGGTGAGGGTGGTGGACCAGTATTTTTAAAGTCGGCAGATAATATGTTGTTTGTTGATGCTGCAACACGCTGGCACAAAGACTCAAAGAAACGAGGTACAGCAAGACAACAGGCCCAAGCTATTACATCGTCACATGGCTTTAATGGTCTAACCGTTGGCCAAGTTAAAGCGAAGTACCAAAAACGATGGGATGATGTTGCCAAAAAATATGGTAGTGATGGTTCTAATATTCAAACCGTTCATGGAATGGATGGGTCTAGTTATGATGTGATGCCTGAGATTAGATCTATTGATGACCTGATAGCATCTAATGATTCAGCTTTTGGGGTGAATCCTGATTATCCAGCAGATCTACAACCACGTGACCGCACACGTGCGGCAAATTCTGAACAAATTGAAGTTATGGCCAATAACTTACGCCCTGAACTTTTATCTGATTCTCCTAAGATCTCTGACGGTTCACCTATCCTTGGTTCTGATGGTGTTGTTGAATCAGGTAATGGCCGAACTATGGCGATTCGTCGTGCCTATGAAACAGGTAAGGCCGATGATTACAAAGCTTTCGTACAACAATATGCAGCGGATCGAGGGTGGGATATTTCAGGAATTAAAAACCCAGTGCTTGTACGTAATCGCTTAACAGATACAGATCGTGTTGAGTTTGCACGTTTGGCCAACGTTCCTGATGTAGCCCAATATAGTCCAACTGAACGAGCCAAGGCGGATGCAGATCGTTTACCTGATTCATCAATGTTAAAAATCAACAATGATGGATCTATCAATATTGAAGGGTCTACGGACTTTGTTCGTGCATTTGCAGATCAGTTACCTAACTCAGAACGTGCAGATTTTAAAACAAGAGATGGTCGATTATCACAAAGTGGTAAACAGCGTATTGAGTCAGCACTCGCCCAACGTGCATATAATGATTCAAATTTGATTACTCGTCTTTATGAAAACTTAGATGATGACAGCAAGACCGTTTTAAACTCATTGCTTAAAGCAGCTCCACAGCTCGCTCAGTTGGGTGATTTAGTCAAGCAAGGTGGTAGACACCAAAACAGCATTGCGAGTGATCTAGCGCAAGCAGCGCAGAAATTGAGTGATATTAAAGCTAATGGCGGAACTGTTCGGGACTATCTGAATCAAGAAGTGTTGTTTGATGATGGATTGACGCTTAGTGCAAAAGAATTTCTCAATGTATTTGACAGCAATAGCCGAAGTGCAAAAGCCATCGGTGAGCATATCCAGTCCAAGATTGATGAAGTCGAGGCTAAGGGAGATCCACGACAAGGCAGCCTGTTTGGTCAAACGATCGAGGAGCAACAGGCACTCGAAATTATTATGAATAACCCCGATCAGGAAGTAGCAGTAAGCCGTGTTCGTCCAGATGGTGAAATTGAAGAAATCACCATGACTTTGCGCGAACGCTTGGACGAGTTAGAGGCCGAAGCCATAGCAGCAAAAGAGGAAGGCATAGCTGCAGAAACTGCAGCTAATTGTGCCTTACAATTTGGCTGATCCATTACACAAAAAACCTGAATCAAAAGAATGCTCAGATGTTAAAAACATTTGGGTATTTTTTTATGAAAAAGCAATGTATCGAAGCTGTAGAAAAAGCACTTGGCCGTAAACTTAAAGTCAATGAGGCTCAGAATATTGAGCAAAAAATCATTGATGCAAAGAAGCAGTTAGCACGTGGTGACCGCACTAAGTGGCAGCAGATGACTGAAAATGAGCGATTAATTGAAGCTTCTAAAATCGTTGGTATGGATGCTATGGCGGAGATCAAACGCAAGAATATGATCTTGGCCAACGATATTTTAATTCAAAATAAGCACCTAACTATGTTTCAGGATAAAGATCATAAACTTCCTGTGCGTGAACGCCTTGATCGCTTAATAGCTAGTTATGGCGATATGTCTGGCATTCAATCTTTAGACTCAAAAGCAAAAGCTATAGCAGGACTTTACCGTGGCGAGCTTATAGACCTATACACCAACATCAAAGGCGCAATGGGTTTATACACTGATAAAGAAATGATCAATAAAGTTGTACGAGAGTTGTTTAAAGAGAGTACAGGCGATGCTACCGCAGCTAAGATCGCTGCAAAAATGTCAGAAGTATTTGACAATATGCGAGTTCGATTTAATCGATCAGGTGGTGACATTGGTAAACTTGACGATTTTGGGATGCCTCAAACACATAGCCCTGAAAAACTCTTAGTTGCAAAAAGTGATGCTTGGGTAGACTTCGCGATGGATCGAGTAAACCGTGAAAAGTACGTCAATGAGGATGGTACGCTCTACACGGATCAACAACTTAGAGAATTGCTAGAATATTCATTTAAGTCCATTACAACCAAGGGGGCAAATAAACTTGAAATTGGCCGTCAAAATACTGGTGGTGGCAGTACTTCAAAAACTACAAGTAAACACAATGAGAGTCGAGTACTGCATTTTAAGGATGCTCAGTCATGGATTGAATATCAGAATGAGTTCGGTGGTCTACCATTTGTCGATGTGATCGAGGCGCATATCACTGGCTTATCTAAAGATATCGCCTTGGTTGAAAACCTTGGAAGTAACCCAAAAAATGCTATGCGTATTCTCAAAAAGGCAGTTGAAAAAATTGAGAGTGATATGGGTATATCAACTGATAAAACGGAAAAAACACTCAATCGCACTCAAGCAATGTTTGATGAGTTTATGGGGGAAAATCAACCTGAAGGAAAGGTCTTAGCAAACATTGGGTTAGCCTATCGATCCTTGAATGTGGCATCGATGCTTGGTGGAACAACCCTAACATCCATCACAGACCAAGCCATGACCGCTAAAACAGCCTCAATACACGGTATTGGTTATTGGAAAACATTCGGAGAGTTAATTCACAACTTAAACCCTAAGAATAAAGCAGACCGAGAACTTGCACATAGTTTAGGTTTGGCCACACAAGAGATGCTTGGATCTATTGCACGTTGGTCCGATGATGGTGTGACTGCAGTGCATGGCAAGGCTGCAAAATTAGCAACAGTGAGTAATGCTGTAGCGACTACTGTTATGCGAGTATCAGGACTCAACCACTTAACTGCAGCAAATAAAATAGCATTCTCAAAAATGATGATGGATAAATATGGCCGAATGACACGTGAAAAGGCGTGGGTAGATCTACATGCAAACGATCGCATGTTGCTTGAGGGAGGTGGTATTACAGAGCAAGACTGGAACATTTGGAAGTTAGCCAAGCCTGTCGAAGATGCAAGCGGCAACCAATTGATGACAGCTAAATCTATTTATGAAATTCCTGATAGTGATTTAACTCAATTTGGAGATCCTGCCAAAATTAAGGACGAAGTGGCCACTCGATTGCAAACCCATATCTTAGACGAGCAAGGCATGGCAGTACTTGAGGCTGGATTGCGTGAGCGCACCCTTTTACAGGCTGGCAAACGTGGTACTGAAGCAGGTGAGATTTGGCGTGGTATGACGCAATTTAAATCATTCCCTATGGCTTTGCTTATGAAGCATGGTTCACGTGCTATGAGTCAGCAAACAATGTCAGGTAAGGCATGGTATGCAGCTAGTTTATTAGGCACTACAACATTGCTTGGCGGGCTTGTTGTGCAGCTTAAAGAAATAGCCAACGGTAATGATCCGCAAGATATGACAAGCATGGACTTTTTTAAACGGTCATTTATCACTGGTGGTGGCTTACCGATTCTAGGTGACTTGCTTGTAGCGGGAACAGATGCAAGTGGACGAGATACAGCAGACTTTTTAGTAGGGCCTTTAGGTAGTGACTTAGCAACTATAGCCAAAGTCACGGTGGGTAATGCAACTCAGTTGGCCAATGGCACAGATACAAATGCAGGTAATGAAATCTTTAAAGCAGTGAAAAATAAAATACCGGCACAAAACCTTTGGTACACCAAAGCAGTTGCAAACATGCTTATTTTTAATCAGATTCAGGATATTATTGCACCAGGTTATCGTGATGAAATTCAGCGCAAGGCGGAGCGTCAACATGATCGTACGCGTTGGTTAGAAGATGATAGTATTCGGGCGCCTGATTTTGAAAAGGCGATTGGTAATTAGAGTAATTGAACAATCAAAAATTGCATAAGTGCTTAATGAGAGTGAATGTGAAGAAATTTATTTTAATGTTTTTATTGGGTTTTACAGTAAATAGCTATGCAGATGATTCAAGAGACCAAGTGGCAACCACTGGAGATAAAACCATCCTTGAAAATATGGTTAAAACTTACTTTGATCAAGAAACATTGTTAGATACGGAAGAGGAGTATAAAGCTCGGTTAGCTGTTAGATATTTAATGTGTTCAGTTGTTATTAATTACAACAAAGATAAGACTGAATCTTCGAATTTTTATATTAAAGGCATGGATTATTTAGATGACTTTGCAATTAAACTTGCAAATGATCAGGGTGATAATTTTTTCACATATAAAAATATGAACACAATTGTAAAAACTATCCCAAGGTTATCTATTGATTACAGAGTAAAAGATAAGGATATGATAAAGGGGATGTTCTTCCAATCAATATCTTGGGTTTTTTGGGATGAGGCATGGCCATATTTTGGAGAGAATAGGATGAAAGCTGATGCGAAATTCAAAAAGTTTTATAAAGAAAAATGCAAACCTTTGGCTTAGTAGCTTACCCATTATGTGTATGCATAAATAATGCTGAATCAATAGATTAAAAGTATTACCCGCTATAAAATTAACCCAATATTTTTATTGGGTTTTTTTATGGACTTATGTGTTTTTGATTGGAAGTCTATTGCTCCAATTATTGCTGCTTTGATTGCATCGTCCATTGCTGCTACAACAGCACTATACATTTCTAATAAATGGAGTGGGCAGAAAGGTAGTGAGGTGGTTGCTAATGAAGCAAAGAATGTAGCAATTGATCTTGAGGAGGTTGAGAGTATCTATCTTGAGTTACTTAGTTATGAGGATGAGCTTGGTATGCCTGATTATTTTAATAATATTAAATCTAGATTATTCGAATTGTTAGATAAAAATCAGAAGAGGTTGTCGTTTATGGAGAAGTTTGTAGCAACATCGAGTAAATTACGAATTATTAGCAAATATAAAGCAGTGTTAAAACTGATTGATTCAAAATTTTATAACTCTAAGTCTGGTGAGAAGGTTGAAACATATGTGCAGTTAATGGAGAACATCGAAGACGATTTTGAGAACGGTGAGATAATTAAAGATTTACAAGTTTTAGCTGATGTTTGTAGAGAAATAGCACTATATCGATTTACATTAAATAAAACAAAAAATGAACCAGTGAATTAACATAATAAACTGTAATATCCCATTATAAATATTAGTTAAACCCCATCAAATTGATGGGGCTTATTGTCTTATTTGGTGGTTGTTCTTTGGGTTTATTGCTTCTTGAGAATGTTGGTTGCAGCTTTTACTAATTCTGTTGAATTCTTCATCTGATCTGACATTAGGTTAGACATCTCTTTGTGTGGCGATCCGTCAATTTCTTTACCGAAGTATTTAAGTGCTAGCTCTTTTCTGATCACAGCAGCTTCTGCAGTTGGAACGCTATCCATAAAGCTTGGGTATGCCTGTAGTTCAACTTGTATTTGATAATTTTGGTCAGCCAGTTTTTGGTAGTGTGTAGATTGTTTAAGAAAATAACTAAGCAGTGTAATGCCAACAAGTAGCGTTGAACCTTTTAATATCCAAAACTCTATGGGTTCAAACGGTAAATATGGTTTTGTAATAAGTAACATGAATGAGAGTGTGACTAATATAGATACCCCCCAATAAAAATACTGTCTGTAGTCTGCTTCAAGAATCCTGTAGCGATCCACAGCATTATTATAGATGTTTTCTGTTCTAGCATTGTCTGCAATGTTTCTAAGTCTTTTAAATTTAGTAAGTTCATCCTTAACCTCATTTAGACTTGCTGAAATAGCGCTAAAAGTCAATTTAGAAAATTTAAGTTGTAATTCACTGTAATCCAATAATTCATAATTGAGTTTTTTTACATAGTCAGTTAATAAAGCTATTCCTGATTCTTTAACTGTCTTTTCTCTTTCATTGGTTATAATTTTATCCAGCTTTGCGTTAATTATGCCTACTTCTTCGTTAATTGACTCCAAAAAAGATTGATCTTGAGGCTCATTAAAATCATCTTTAATTTTGGTAATAACATCTGAAACATAAGTATTAAAGTTATCGGCTCTACCAATTGAAAAAACCTCCTTATCTTTTGAGAGTAATGCATTTAAATTGGTGAGTAGTTTACTTTTTACTTGATTAAAATCATTCTGCAGTTTTGAGTCTTCGACATTCATAGAACAACCTATTAAAAAATATAGTTTATTTATTCAGGATGTTAGTCTATTTAAACGAACAAATCACCCAACAAACCGCACCACGATCTCCCGTATGTTTAACCAATATACGGGGGATTTTTTATGGTTGAGAAAATGAAGACAGGTCACTTGCGACCTGAAACCAAAGAGAAGCTAGAGCTTTGCTTAGAAATGTGTGCCAATGATGCAATCGATTTAATTACCGAAGCGTATGGCCAAGATCTATTTGATAAGAAAGGGCGAGGCGATAAAGTCTGGCTCTACAAAGGATCTAAAGAAGCACTAACTAATCTTGAAAAGCTAAAGCGTGTGCTACTTGATGATGAACTATCTGCTGGTGATATTGATGGGCGTAAGGTTTCACCTGAATCACAGGCAGCAGCGTTACTTGAAGCTGTATCCAAGAAGTTAGAAGAACGGAAGCAGCGACCAAGTTAATGATCAAAGTCGGTTTTGCTGCGTTCTACCTCATTTATGCTGAGACATTAAACTGGGTAGTTCCTGATTTCCATTTAGATGTCTGTGACTTCTTAGAAGATTACGGCAGTCTAGGATTGCTTATGATGCCGCGTGGCCATGGCAAGTCTACGATCTTGGATATCTATAACGCATGGAAGTTATACAGCAACCCCAACCACTTGATCCTACATCAAGGTGCAACCGATCCTGATGCCTACAAGGTTAGTCGTGGTACTGAACAAGTCTTAGAGCGCCATCCACTTTGCCAGATATATGGCTTTAAAAAAGCACGTGGCGAGACACAGAAGTGGTGGTGCTCTGGATCCACAGACGTTCGTCATGGCTCAATTCACGCACGTGGCATCCTATCCAACGTCACGGGCTCACGTGCAAATGAAATCCAAAACGATGATGTAGAAGTACCAGGGAATATTGGTACACCAGAAGCGCGTGAAAAACTTCGTTATCGACTTAGCGAACAAAGTTTCATTCTTATACCGGGTGGACAAAAATTATTTGTTGGCACACCGCACACACATGATTCCTTGTACACGCATATCAAAAAATTAGGGGCTAAATGTTTGGTGTTAAAAATGTATGAAGATGAAAAACGATTTGAAAATATATCTGAAGCAATAACAAGCTTTGAGCCGATTTATATTTTTAGTGGGATTAGCACCCAAGCCAAGTTATTAAGAAATGGCATTGATTACCAGTATGTAAAACAAGGGAATATTTACAAGGTAATTTTAACTGAACAGCATTACTTAATTGATATTTATGGTGAGGCATTATGGCCTGATCGGTTTACGCCTGAGGTCATGGAAGAACGTCGAAAAGAGTGTCGAACAGTCAATGAGTGGGATTCACAATACCAATTACATGCAAAACCAGTAGGTGACATCCGCCTCGATCCAGACAAATTAATCCCTTATGACGTTGAGCCAATTATAAAACGTGCTAATGGTCAATATTACATGATGCTTGGTGAGCGTCGAATTGTTGGCATTACATGCCGTTGGGATCCTGCAAGTGGTAAGAAAAAATCAGATGCATCATCTGTGGCCTTAGTGCTGCATGATGACCTTGGTAACAAATACTGGCATCGATCTATTGAGCTAACAGGTGAAGTGATTAAAACAAGTGAGGATGGAGTGATTGAGGGTGGTCAAGTGTGGCAACTTTGCAATCTGATCGAGCAATATCATGTACCTAAGGTTGTAATCGAATCGAACGGTATTGGTGAGTTCGCACCATCATCACTTAAAGGCGCACTTAAGGCTCGTAAGTTGCGTTGTGGTGTAGATGCCAAGCACTCAGTCAAAAGTAAGAACGTGCGAATCCTAGAAGCAATTGAGGGGCCATTAGTTTCAGGTCTTATGTGGGCACATATCTCTGTACTTGATTCAGAGCAAGGCGAAAACACTTCTCGCCAGTACAAGCAAATGCAGCAGTTTAATCCAGCAATCACCGAGCAAGAGGATGATCATCTAGATTCATTAGCGGGTGCAGTGGTTGAAAGCCCTGAACGTATAGGGAAATTACACAGACAAACGGAAGCTAACCCAAGCGTTAATTGGCGTGAGAACAGCGGATCTATTGAGGCCGCTTTGGATTTCGAACACTAATTAATGGTGGTTTAAATGTCTGTACCCAATCAGATCCCAATTGTTACCTATACGGCAAATGGTGTTACAAGTAAGTTCCTAATCACTTTTGATTTACATGATCAGGCTTACCTAGTTGTAACAGTTAACAAAGAGAAGCCAGCCAAAGGCGCTTATTCCGTTGATGGTGGTGAGGTTGTTTTTCGAACCCCACCGAATAATGGAGATGAAGTAACACTGGCTCGTGACACAGTACCCAATCGTGGTACGAATTTTAACTCATACGATAACAGTATGCGTCCCGAAGTTTTTAATTATGACTTCGATAAGCTTTGGCATTACCTACAAGAGCAAAATCTAGTTGATGCTATCTCTTTAGCTCGAATTAAAGAGGAAATCGAGTGGCGACGTACACATGATTTTAACTATGACCTACTTGCTCAAGTCCGAGAAAAGCAGATCTTTGGTGGATTGAAGCAGTACGTAGATACGTTTATTGGTGCAACCAGTCCTAATATCTTTGGAGGTGTAACTGCAGGTGTTGTTTTTGCACTTGATCATAAAAGCGTACAAACACATCTGGAAGAAATCGCAGATCAACTTGAACAGAGTCGTCAGGAACTAGAGGATCGACCAACTGTTGAAGCAATGAATCAAGCATTGAGTTCTAAGGCAGATACTAATGATGTAGAAAAAGAGTTTGAGTTAGTTAACTCAAAAATTCAGGCTGTTGGTAGAGGTTTATTGGTATTTTCTTATGAAGCAGATTTATTAAAAGAAAAACCTGAGACTGAGCCTGTAGCAGGTAAGGCGTATGACACTCGAAAGGAATGGATTTGGGAAACACGAGTACCAGATGCAGAACCTAAATGGCACGACACTGGTTTGAGTGAATTGGATCAGGCAATTAATTATACAAATTCAATATTGCAAGATGTAATTCCGCTTTCCAATGGTAGTGTTAATTTAGCGAATAGAAATGGACGTTATTTACTTAATCCTAATAATCAA